TTCGTTTTTAGCACATCTATCAAAATAATCTGATGTCATTTTTGATACAGTCATACCCATAATAAATTCTCTTATTTCTGCTTTATAGTTTTTATTAAGACCACTTTGTTGACCTAGATAATAACTTAATCCAACAATTAAAGCTGTACCTGTAAAAAATAATACTTCGTTCATTTTTTTCCTTTTGTTTGTTTAAGTAATCTACCATAATTTGGCCAACCAAATTTGTCGTGTGATTCATCTATATATCTCCAGCGTATAACACCAGTATCAGGATTTCTTTCGTATATTTTAGGTCGTTGTGTTTTCATCTTTTTATTTTGACCTTTCCATCTTGTCTAAGTTTCTTTATAATATTTATAACTTGTTCTTCATAGTCTTTTGTAGTACTCCAGTTATCTAAACCTCTTGCTAATGCAATACCATCAGGTCTTGACCATAATAAATTCTGACGGTCTCTTATTTTTCTAAATTCTGTATATGCAGCTTTTGTGTTTAAAATTTTTAGGTAATCTCTTACACTGGCACATTTAGTAGAATAAGATTTAACACGCCAAGATAGATTTTCGTTATAACCGTGTGGTAACATACCTTTATCTTTATTCCAAACACGTATACCAAATAAATTATTTCCTTCACGAGCAAATCTACTTAAACCTGCGTTACTCTCTATAATGGCCTGTGCAATAATAAGTTCATCAGGTACTTGTTCATTCTTATGTAACTCTAGGTTTAAATAAGCAATACAACGTTGCATTGATTTTATAAATTCATCATCTGAACCTACTAATATTTTAGGTTCTGCAAAACCAATTTCTTTGGCCCATAATACAGTTTTATCTATTGCTTTTTCTTCTATATTATGTTTAGATAAAAAGTTAGGATAAAATGTACCAATACCAAAACCTATTAGACAAATACCAATAACTGACATCATTTGCCTAAAATGATATTTAATTTTACGTGGCCATTTGTATCTAAAATACCACTTTAAAGGTCTATATTTCATTATCTTTTACTTACAATATACTCGTAATGGTATTGTGAATCATCTACTGACAAACCAGTATCAAGTATTTTTTTATATTTGACTTTAACTTTTTTCTGTAAAAATAATAATCTACTGTCATTGAGGTATCTTCTCATCTTATTAAATATCTCATCTGACTCTCGTTTAGAAAAGTTATTCAGTACATCTTCCTGAAAGTGTCCTTCATAATATACACTTTGGTCGCCTTTCTTTTTAAACCAAGCAAATTCTTCAATCTTCTTTACTGCATCTAGTATGATTGGCTTGAGGTAGGGGTCTTTAAACTTTCGTATTTTCACTTCGTCCATTATATATCCTTTTGTTAGTTATAACTTTAGCCCTATGTATTTAAGTTTAGGTGCAAAACTATAAAATAGTTTGTTGTGATTACCTGTATCATTATTTAAGAATTGATATAGGTGCACCATTTCGTGAGCTAAAGTTTCTAAGAAGTCTTTTTTAGTATTGTATTGTAAATCCATTTCAAGTTTATGTAATTTTGTGCCTTTACGTTTCCATTCAAATTGTATCACTTGTCCCATACACTTTGAGTATTTAAGTTCTTTAATTTCTATTTGATTAAATGAAGATAGTTTGTTATCGAATATGCCAAGATTTAACATTTTAAAATATTTTTTTATATCAGTATAAGTTGTATTATACTTTCTTTTTAAAGATAGAAGTGGTTTAAGTTTCTTTCTTACAGTTAAAACTTTTTGTTTCGTTACTTTTATCATACATTATTTACAATCGTCCTTAATCTTCGTATCCTTTAGTAAACTGCATTTATAGTTTTTATCTGCTTCAAGTCTTAAATCGGCGGCCATCTTATCTAATATGGCTGGTAAATACTTCTGCAATATATTAATACTGTCTATGGCAAACAAATGAGCAGCTCTTGCTAATTCTTGTTCCATCAATTTAGATGTATCAATCGGTTGACCAGTAACCTTTTGTGTTATTACGTGGCCTATAACAGCAGTATTATATTCACTGGCCTTTAAAGAGTTCATTGTACAGGTTAAAAACCCATACACTGATATGGCCAATATTGTAATATAAATCAAAAACTTCTTCATAATATTTATCTTTCTGTTATCTAGTTAAAATTTCTTTTGATTTATCTATATAATATGACATTATCAAAAATCTTGTTCTGGTGTTATCTATACTTCTATTAACGTCTTTTGATATAGAGATAAAAGTACGATTATTTAAAATTCTTTGTTTATAAATGTAAAAATCTCTTTCAAATAATTTACTTTTTCTTGCATTATAAAAAGATTTAACTTTATTAAAAAGATTTTGAAGGTCTAAATTATTAATTGTTCTATCTTCAAAAGAATTATCAATTAGCGTGTTTTCAAGTTGTTTCATTATATCATTATCTAATTATTGGTTTTGTATGATAACAATGAAAAGAAAAATAAGAAAGTGATTGTGTGATGAGTAACACACAAAACAAAAAACTAATCATTGTTATCATAGGTATAATATAACACGTAAATATGTTTATTACAAGCTTTATTTTGATTATTTTAAAAGAAATATGTGTTTAGAATCAATGACTTAGCAAAAACCTAAGTCATTGTTTTTAAAGGGTTTTTTAGGAAAGCCTTAAAACCTTAGTTTCTCATAAAATTGTCATTCCAATTAAAGGCTTCTTTTACACAGTTTTCTGTAAGGCCTTTATAGGTAAGATTCAATTTCTTGTCTTTAATATCAATTAATACTTGTGCGTCATCTTTATGTAAAGCTTCTAGCATTTGTATAAAAAGAGTTTCTTTTCTTACTTTTGGTATATTACTTCCACCTTTAATAAAAAGGTAAAGTTTTCTCGATTCATCTAGTAAAGATGTATGATCTGTTCCTTCAGGTACATCATTCTGCATAAATGGTGGTGTTCCTTCAGGAATATCCCAAGTAATTTTAGGATCAAAAGCAGCTTTTAATAACTGTCTTAATGCCTGACTATCGTGTTTTCTTAACACTTCAATTTTTTTGGGTTTATCTTTTGCGTTATTTACTTGTGTAAATATTTCGTGTGCTAAAGGTCTGGCGTTAGTAGCCGTACGAGCTATTGACTCCATTCCTTTTTTACTCATTAGGCTTGAGTGCCTAGGTCTGTCTTGTTCCATTATATCTCCAATATTCGAATATTAAAAATCACCAATGTTTTCCATTAACGATTTTAGTTTGTGTTTCATAAAATACGGTAACAGTTTGGACCTGTTAGGTGTTTTATAATCTCTATATGTATTTATAATAGTTCTTTCTAGCTCTTCTGGTATACAAGAAAGGTCTATTAGTCGTTTGTTTCTCTCATAATACTTACTTGTTTCACTGCCTAATGGTATATTACTTACGCTTGACCATTCTTCAAGTCTTTTCTTATTGATAGGCCTTTGTTTCTCTTTTGTTAAAAAGATGTCATCAGGACTTAATATATTGGGTATACCATCTGATCGGTCACCTTTTATAATCTGTTCGTGTAGAAATTTTTTAGGGTCTAATCCTTCGCCTACAAATACCTTTTGTATAGGACTATATTGTTTTACGTTTTTTTTAGTTTGTAATTGTATAAAGTCTTTATCGCCACTGATAATCATTATAGGTTCATTTATATGTTTTACAAGTGTGGCTATAATATCATCTGCCTCGGCCTTTTCTATGTACATCATTACATAAGGAAAGTTCTCAGCAATCTCGTGTTTGATTTCAGTAATTACGTTAAATATATTATCCCAATCAGTTGCCGAATCTACACGGCCTTTTCTACGAGCGTGTTTATAATTAGGGTAAATATCTCTACGCCAAGGTTCACCTGCATCAGCACATAATACTATGTTACTACCGTATTCTGATTTGAATTTTAAATTAAAACCTCTTAATGAATTAATAACCATATGTCTTACCATTTCTTTATCTGGTAAGTTCTCAGCTTTACCTCTCGTCTGAGCCATTAGGTTTGATA